CTACAGATCTTGCTGAGAAACAGATGCTGGATGGCTCGGCTAGTGCTTCTGTGATTGTGCACTACTTAAAACTAGGTACAACAAGAGAAAAACTTGAGCAAGAGAAGATTCGGAATGAGAATCTTAAACTTCAGGCCATGGTCAAACAGGTCGATTCGGCAACCAACTCTGAAGCTCTCTATGCAGAAGCTCTCAAAGCAATGCGAGCATATTCTGGGAATGATACCGATGATGAATTACCGTGAGTTGTCTCTTCTAGAAACATTCGAAGAACGGTTCCATTATCTTAGACTAAGTGGAAGCGTCGGCAAAGAAACTTTTGGTGGACGAAGACTTTTGAATCAGTCTTTTTATCACTCAAGAGAATGGCGAACAGCTCGTCGAAACGTTATAGCTCGTGATCTAGGTTGTGATCTAGGTATTCGAGGGTATGAGATTTTGGATAGACTTTATGTCCACCATATTTCACCTCTAAAATATTCTGATCTTGCAGGCGGTGATTTTCGAACTGCTCTTGCTATGGATAACCTGATCACGGTTTCTTTTGACACCCACGAACGAATACACTACGGTTCTTCAAAGCCAGATGCAATGGTTATTGAACGAAAACCCGGAGACACAAAACTCTGGTAGATTGGAGTTACTATGGCCCATGCTGATACTACTCGGCTTAATTGTGTTGATTACGCAAAGTCATTCATCGGCCAATTTAATTATGGAAATCAAAAGCCTCAAAAGTTTGACCCTCTGAAGTATGGATTCACTGATTGTTCTGGATTTACTAGGTTCGTCCATCTACCTTTCGGTCATACTTTAGGGCCGATGTCTTATAATCAGGCAGAAGAAGGAACCGAAGTTGCTAGCGGTCGAACGATTGCTCAATACTTGGCAATCGCTCATCTGATCAAACAAGCGGATGTTACTGCTTTTGCGCTTCGTTCTGGCTATGGTGGCGGTTCTAGAATTAACCATGTTGAACTAAACATTGTCAAGGGTTCAACAATTACTCTTGGTCACGGTTCTGGTGTAGGCCCTAGAATTCACAACGCCACTGCTAGTTGGTTGCTTGGGGATTCCGCTTTCTGGACTGTTCGTCGTTTTATTGAAGACGACAAAGAAACGAGTACTGAAACCCCAATAAGTTTTGATGAACTAGAAAAGGAGATTGCACAAATGCAAGCACTCTTCATTATCTTCCAATGGAAGAATAGCATCTGCGTTTCTTCGCAGGCAACAAACACATGGGCTGTAATCCCGGACCCCAAAACTTTCCAGGATTGGTCCACCATGAAGAAGCGCAACAATGTCACCGTTGCCGAGTGGAAGAATTTCAACAATTCCAAGAGCAATGAGGTTGACAATCCTGCTGCTTTCGGAACCAAGGTAGATTGGAGCAAGTTCTAAATGGATACAGCCCTCATTACTTTCCCGGTTGTTGCCGGCATTATCACTTCGCTGGTCACTTCTGTGATTACGCGATCGACTTGGTCTTCCAAGACTAAGAATCTTGTCGCAATGGTTACGGGAATTATTCTCACCATTGCAGCACTAATCTTCCAACTTGTTCCAGATGCTTGGCCTGCTGTTGCTGGGATTATTGCTGGGGTCTATGGTGTTTCACAGGGAGTTTATATCCTTTTGAAACCTCAACTAAAGGCTCTTGAGTTTGCAACTACCAGAAATACTCATTCTGTTGACGAACTTGACGCGATTATCTCTGAAGCATTCCCTAAATCGTATCAAGTTTCGGTCCTTGAGGAGACTCCTCTCGGAGATGGTTATGCTCCTGGAAAGCATGACATCGAGTGATTCGACTAAGTCAAAATGGAATCTTTTGGTGTTATCATGCGTGACCTGTTTGCTTCTCCCGGGTTCTGGACGGCTTTTATGGCTCTGATTGGAGTATTGGCTGGGGCTTTTCTAACTCGACTAAATTCGAGAGATGAAATATGTGTAAAGAAGATCATTGCTCAAAACGAGGACGATCGACAAGATTTTGAGGCTTTGCATGCAACAGTTGGAATACTCCAATCAGAGCTTAGTCGAATAGGAAACGATGTTATAGAACTTAGAAAAGAAGTTACTGAATTGCAACTCAGCAAACGTCGTCTATCTGAAAAATATTCCTCAGCAATCGCTTATATAAATATTCTTCTTCTTAGAGGAAAAGACATTCTCGGTCGTCTAGATCAGCAAAATATTCCACATGGTGAAATTCCATCTCCTCCTGAAAACTTAGGGGAAGATCTTAAGTCATAGGAGGAAACATGGCTTTCTTTAAGAAAAAGCCGGTAACAATCGAAGCACTTCAATATCCAACAGATCCTTTTGATAATGCTGGAGCTATATCGGTCTATGAATGGGTTCGACGAAACTCACTCGGAAAAACCTCAGCCTATATTGATCCGATGAGTGGACACTTGGTGATTCATACTCTCGAAGGAGACATGCATGTCTCTGCTGGGGATTGGATTATTCGAGGTGTCCAAGGAGAATTCTATCCTTGTAAACCAGACATCTTCAAGACCACTTATGAAGAGGTTTCTGTATAATGGACGGGATCATCCTCGATGATGTGAAGAAAGTTATTGGTTTTGTTTCTGATTATACTGAGTTTGATAAAGACCTAATGCTTCATATCAATTCAACTTTATCTGTTCTAACTCAACGAGGGGTTGGTCCTTCTTCAGGTTTTGAGGTTTCAACCGGTATTGAACAATGGTCTGATTTTGTTGATGACACTCGACTTTTGATGATTAAATCTTATGTGTGTTTAAAGGTTAGACTTTTATTTGATTCCTCGACGATGACTTCTTATGCTATCAATGCTTTGAACGATCAAGCTAACGAGTATGAGTGGCGACTCCAGGTTGCATCCGAGGACGAGATAAACCAATAGGAGGTATTGTGGATAGCGAAACTTTTATACAAAACTGGCTTTCTAATGAACTAGAACATCACGGGGTAAAGGGAATGCGTTGGGGGCATCGGAAGACACCGGTTAGGTCTTCTCGACAAACTTCATCCTCAACCAACAAATCATCTAATCGGTCTTCAAAGAAAACTCCTTCTAAAAAGAGTAAAATCAAGAGTATGTCAGACTCTGAAATCCAGTCAAGGATCAAGCGTCTTGAGATGGAAAAGCGTCTTTCTACTCTTTCAAATGAAGATCGCCATCCTGGTACGAACTTCGTTAAGAAGGCTCTTAAAGATTCTGGAAAGCAAGTTCTAACCACTGTTGGAAAAAATGCAATGCTTGGTGGACTTCGCTATGCCACGGATAAGTCTTTCACAGGCAAGGATTTCACAAAGAGTCTGTTTTCTACGGGTGGTTCTAGTAAGAAAAAAGGTGCTGACAAATGACAAATTCCAAAGACTTTATACAAAGCCGGCTTTCTAATGAATTAGAACATCATGGCGTAAAAGGAATACGTTGGGGGCATCGGAAACAGCGTCCAGACTTTTCAGATGGTTCTCATCTAAAAGATATTGATTCCCAAAAAAAGAGACATAAAGAGCTCCAAAAGCAATATAACCTTCCTGATATTGATTGGAGTAAATCATTTACTACAGATCCGAAAAGAGTTGCTAATTCTCGTGCTGCAAGAAAGTATAATGAAGCAAATCGAAAAAGTTTTGAAAAAGACCGATATAAGACTCCTTTTAAGAGGAATTTGTCTAAAATAAAACTGTCCGATCTTTCTAAACTTAGACCGCTAACTGAAGGAATTCAATCCGGTTATCAGATAGCAAGGTATCTTGGTTAATAAGGAGAACCGTTGTTATCAAACACAGCAGTTCCGAAGTACTATGGTGAATTTAGGAACAAAGTAAGACGGGGAGTTCTCCCTGTTAACAAAGAAATTGCCATGGAGATGAATCGGATTGACGCCCTTATTGCTGAGCCCTCATTTTACTATGACGACAAAGCAATTGATGGCTTCATTCTATATTGTGAATCTGAACTGACGCTTACCGATGGCTCGGACCTTCATCTTCTTGATAGTTTTAAGCTTTGGGCTGAATCATGCCTTGCTTGGTTCTACTTTGAAGATAAAGAAGTGTGGGTTCCTGGTGAAAAGGGAGAACCAGGGCGGTTTGTTACTAAGCGTGTTAAGATGCGTTTGATTAACAAACAATACATTATCGTTGCTCGAGGTGGGGCGAAGTCGATGTATGCTTCCTGTATCCAGAATTACTTCTTGAATGTTGACACAACAACAACTAAGCAGATTACAACGGCTCCAACAATGAAACAGGCAGAGGAAGTTCTTTCTCCAATTAGAACTTCCATTACTCGTGCTCGAGGACCACTGTTCAAGTTCCTTACCGAAGGTTCTATAAACAACACTACAGGTTCGAAAGCAAATCGAGTGAAACTTGCCTCTACTAAAAAGGGCATTGAGAATTTTTTAACTGGTTCGATCTTGGAAATTCGACCAATGTCTATTAATAAGACACAGGGTTTAGTTTCTAAGATCAACACGGTCGACGAGTGGCTTTCTGGTGATCTTCGCGAGAACGTGATCACTTCTCTTGAACAAGGAGCAGCCAAGGTTGATGACTGGTTAATTGTTGCTATCTCTTCTGAGGGCACTGTCCGTAACGGGATGGGTGATACCGTCAAAATGGAATTGATGAATATCCTCCGGGGTAAGTACATTGATCCACACACATCGATTTGGTACCATCGCTTAGACTCTCTTGAAGAAGTTAACGATCCCGAGATGTGGGTGAAGGCTCAACCGAACATTGGCAAGACCGTTTCTTATGAGACATATCAGCGTGATGTCGAAAGAGCTGAAAAAGCTCCTGCTGCTAGGAATGACATTCTGGCAAAGCGCTTTGGAATTCCTATGGAGGGGTATACTTACTTCTTTACATATGAAGAAACACTTCCGCATCGGAAAAAGTCTTTCTGGAAACTCCCATGCTCTATGGGTTTGGATCTTTCACAAGGGGACGATTTCTGCGCATTTACCTTTCTATTCCCGTTGGCGAATGGATCATTTGGTGTTAAAGTCCGTTGTTATGTTACCGAACGAAGCGTTATGAAACTTCCGGGTGCAATGCGACTAAAGTATGACGAGTTCATCAATGAAGGTTCTCTTTGTATCATGGATGGTTCAGTTCTTGACATGATGGAAGTTTATGATGATTTAGAACTCTTTATCGATGAGCATCAGTATGAGGTTGTTTCTGTTGGCTATGATCCTTACAATGCTAAAGAATTCGTTGGACGTTACATCAAGGAAAACGGAGAATACGGTGTTGAGAAGGTAATTCAGGGTGTCAAGACGGAGTCCGTTCCTCTTGGCGAACTTAAGATTCTCTCAGAAGACAGAAAACTATTGTTCGACGAGAAGATTATGCAATTTGCTATGGGCAACGCGATTACCCTCGAAGACACCAACGGAAATCGGAAGCTTCTAAAGAAACGCCATGAAGCAAAGATCGACCCTTTTGCTGCGGAAGTCGATGCTTGGGTTGCATACAAACTCAATCGAGAAGCATTCGACTAATCAATGGCAAAAGTCAAAATGAAAAGTGAAAGGAGGTTGCATGGGTGTAATAGAAAGATTTAAGAATTCTTGGAACTTGATGAAAGAACTAGACTCTGGTTCATATTTGGATTATGGAAGTTCTATGCCAAGAAATCCAGATTCTCCACAGTTAACTAGTGGCAATGAACGTTCTATCATCACTTCGGTCTTTACCCAGATTGCCATTGATGTTTCAAACGTTCGAATTGAACATGCTCGAGTTGATGAACAAGGGCAGTATCTCGAAACAATTATGGATTCTTTGAATTATTGTCTTACTAAAGAAGCTAATCTCGATCAAGCTGCTTCTGCTTTTCGAATTGACCAGGTTCTTACGCTTTGCGACAAAGGCGTTATTGCTATCTGCCCGATGAAATACAAGGGTGATCCGCTTCTCGGAGATTCTTACGAAGTTCTTGAGATGCGAGTTGGGGAAGTTCTAGAGTGGTTCCCCAAACATGTGAAGGTTCGGGTTTATGATGATGAAACGGGAAAGAAAAAAGAGATTGTAGTTCCAAAGCGTTTAGTTGCCATTGTGGAGAACCCTTTGTCTCCCGTGATGAATGGACCAAACTCCACACTACAGCGTTTGATCCGAAAACTAAACTATCTCGATCGAATCGATGACGCAGCAAGTTCTGGAAAACTAGATCTGTTGATCCAGCTTCCCTATTCTGTAAAGACAGATACTCAGCGGGTTAGAGCAAACAAGCGTCGCAGCGACATTGAAGTTCAACTAAAGAACAGCAAGTATGGCATCGCTTACATTGATAGCACAGAAGGTGTTACTCAGCTAAATCGCCCTGCGGAAAACAATCTCTTGAGTCAGATCGAGTACTTGACTAAGCAGCTATATAACCAACTTGGTGTTACAGAAGAGATCTTTGCTGGGACAGCTTCTGAGGCAGCAATGCTGAACTACCAAGAGAGAACCGTCAAACCAATCATTCGAGCAATTGTCGAAGAGATGGACCGAAAGTTCCTTTCTAAGACTGCTCGTACTCAAGGGCAGAAGTTATACTACTTCAGAGATCCGTTCTCTCTTGTTCCTGTATCCCAGTTTGCAGAGATTGTTGATAAGCTTACTCGAAACGAAGTTGCTACTTCGAACGAGATGCGAAGTGTCATTGGTTTCAAGCGAGTGACTAATGATCCGAACGCTGATAAACTTCGAAACTCAAACATAAGTTCTCCAAAAGAAGAGGACGTCCCGGTTTCTCAAGAAGGAGGATTTAGTCAAAATGAAAGTTCAGAAGCCTGATTTTAGTGGTTGGGCCACGCGAGCTAATTTGCTTTGTAGTGACGGTCTAACCATTCGCTCTGGCGCTTTCAAGAAGGATCATCAAAAGACGGTCCCTCTTGTGTGGGATCATCGTCGAGATGACCCCGACAACATTGTAGGAAAGGCAGTTCTTTCTTACAATAAGGATGGCGTTCGGACAAAGGGATATTTTAACGATACAGACCGTGCTAAGAATTTAAAGGTCGCTCTTCAACATGGCGACCTTGATAGTTTATCTATTTATGCAAACCATCTTCTCAAGCGAGGGAATGATGTTCTTGATGGGAATATCGGCGAAGTCAGCCTTGTTGTTTCGGGAGCAAATCCCGGAGCTCGTATTGACTTCGTTAGTATGAACCACAACTCATACGAAGAAATGGATGATGGCGAGGCTATCATCTATTCAAACTTCACCATTGAACATGGTGATTCTAACGAAGATTCGAAAGAGGAGGACTCGGAAGTGGAAGACGAAAACACTGACGATAAGACCACAGACAAGAAGACCGATCCGACACTTCAAGATATCTACGATACCCTTAACGAGGATCAGAAGAAGCTTTTGGATTATATGGTTTCCGAAGCTCTTGATGAGGGTGTCGAGCATTCCAATAATGAAGAGGATGATGACACCGATGACGAAGACGATTCGGTAGACGACAAGAAGGAGAAGAACGTGGCAGTTACCCACAACTTTTTTGATGGCGAAGACAAGACTGTTGACGAAGGTGTAACACTCACCCACGCACAGGTCCAAACAATCGTCCAGAGTGCAAACTCTAGCCCGAACGGAAAGCTTAGTTCTTCCGTTCTTCAGCACGCTGGTGAGTATGGCATCACCAACATTGAAATGCTCTTCCCCGAGGCCAAATCTGCGGAGATTTATCCCGAGCTTGTCAAGCGTCGCACAGAGTGGGTTTCTGAGGTTCTTGGCGCTGTCAAGAAGTCTCCGTTTGCCGCTGTCAAGTCATTTCATGCGGATCTGACTTTTGATACGGCTCGTGCAAAGGGCTACATCAAGGGTTCGATGAAGAAGGATGAATTCTTCGCTCTGTCCACTCGCAAGACGACCCCCACCACCATCTACAAGAAGCAGAAGCTTGATCGTGATGACATTCTTGACATCACCGACTTCGATGTTGTGATGTGGTTGAAGGCCGAGATCCGAATCATGCTTGATGAGGAACTTGCTCGGGCGATTCTCATTGGCGATGGACGTGCCCTTGGTGATACGGACAAGATCAAAGATCCTATGTCTCTCTCTGATGGTGCTGGAATTCGATCTATCTACAACGATAACGATTTCTATGCATATCACTATGAGATTCCCAATACTGCAACGGAAGATGAGATCCCTGATCACATTGTCTTGGCTATGCTAGAGTATCATGGAAAGGGTAATCCCACTTTCTATGTGTCTCGTCAGGAGCTCGCAAAGCTTACGTTGCTGAAGGATGGCGAAAAGCGTCGTCTATTCCCAACTCGAGAGAATCTTACAGATGCGCTTGGTGTCGCTAAGATTACTGACGTCGATGTATTCACCGCTATTGAAAATCTTGTTGGTATCGTAGCAAATCTCGACGATTACACACTCGGTACAAATAAGGGAGGAGAGACTACATTCTTCTCTGACTTCGACATTGATTTCAACCAGGAAAAGTACCTGCTTGAGACTCGTCTGTCCGGTGGTCTTACTCACTACCGCAGCGCGATTGTTATTACTCGCGAATCTGTTACTCCGTAGTTATATTTATGGCTCGCTATTCTGGAGTAATCGGGTATGGCGTGCCTACTATGGTGTCCCCCGGAGTTTACGATGATGTGATTACTGAACGTCACTATTATGGAGATGTTAAGCAGTCAAACAGTAAACTCCGGGGGAGCGGCGAGTCTATAAACGACAACGTCGTTCTTCAAAACATCATAGAGATATTAGCAGATCAATATGTCTGGGCTAATATTAATCAAATACGGTACGTCTCTTGGAATGGGATTAGGTGGAAGGTTAGCGGTGTTGAAGTAAAACGCCCTCGGCTTGTATTGACCGTTGGGGAGGTTTATGATGGACCGACGCCTTATTAAGTTACATTATCCTCTGGTTTCAATCCTACAATCTTTTACTGGTGATTCTCCTACTCTGGCTTCAGATAGGGTATATTTTCAATCACCATCTAGTCATTTAATGAAATATCCCTGTTTTAGATATTCGTTGGAAACAGGAACCTTTGATCATGCTGACGACACAGTTTATACATATTCTGATAGTTATCAGGTAACTTATATTTCCAGGTATCCGGATAACGAAGAACTTCGAGATATTGTTTTGCGTTCATTTCGTTATTGTTCCTATAGTAATAGGATTACAAACGATGGCTTGTACCAAGATAATTTCCGAATTTATATTTAGGAGGAAGAATGGATGATGTTATTGAAGATGAATTAGAATCTGAAGAAACATCAAATGTCATCGCTCCGTTTTCACTAGATCTGTCCAAAGAGGACGAAGAAACTAACCCATTGTTAAGGGGGACTACTGACATGGCTGCCATTGTATGGGACGATGAAGGTAATAAGAAGTATGAAGCCGGTTGTGATCGCGGCGTATTCTATCCGATCAGCAATACTGGAAAGTATACACCAGGTGTTGCTTGGAATGGTTTGACAACCGTTACTGAGTCTCCTTCTGGTGCGGAAGCAACTAAGAGTTATGCTGATAATATAGCATACCTAACGATGATCTCTGCTGAAGAGTATGGGGCCACTATTGAAGCATTCACTTTTCCTGATGCGTTTGCTCTATGTGATGGTACGGTTGAACCGGTTCCTGGTGTTCAGATTGGACAACAGCCTCGTAAGCCTTTCGGCTTCACATATCGAACCAAGATTGGAAACGATACAAAGGGTTTGGATCTCGGATACAAGCTTCATTTGATTTATAACGCTCTTGCTGCACCTTCGGAAAAAGCTCATGCAACTATCAACGATAGCCCAGAAGCAGATACTTTCTCTTGGGAGCTTACCACTACTCCAGTTGCAGCTGGAAGTAACATGTCGCCTACAGCTTGCATCACAATTGACTCTACCAAGGTTCCAGCTCCTAAGCTAAAGGCCCTCGAAAATAAGCTTTATGGAGAAGCTGGTCCCTCCGAATTGCCTCTTCCAACAGAAGTCGTAACTCTACTATCCGCCTAATATTATAGGAGAGGCTATGCTCAATCTAACATTCAAAGCTAAAGAGCTTTTCAATGAAAGCACAAATCAGTTTGTAACTCTTCCGTCTTGTGAAATAAAGATGGAGCATAGCCTCTTCGTTTTATCAAAATGGGAAGCAAAATATAAGAAGCCTTTCCTCAGTCAACAAGAGAAACATAAAAAAACAAATGATGAAATGATCGACTATTTCAGAATGATGTGTGTCTGTTCACCAGAGGTTGATATTTTTCCATTTTTTGATGAAGAAGAAGTTAAGCTTATCGCTGATTATATTAATGATAAGCAAACGGCTACCTGGTTCAACGATGCTAATAAACCAAAGTCACATTCTAATCGAATCATAACTTCCGAATTGATCTATTATTGGCTTTCTGCTCTTCAATTGGATTGGGAAGTTCAACATTGGCATTTAAATCGTATGTTGACTCTTGTTGAGATTGCTAACATCGAACAACAACCAAAGAAGAAAAATAAAATGCCCAAATCTTCGATGTATGCTCAGCGCAGAGCCCTTAATGAGCAGCGAAGAGCAATGAATGGTTCTAATGGATAGGAGTCTTTTGTGACCGCGATTGTCTGGGGAAAACACGACAACAAGACTTATTTTAATGGTATCGATCGGGGAGTAGTATACGCAAATTCCTCTGCCGAACCGTGGGATGGTCTTGTTAGCGTCGAGAACAAATCGACGGGCGGAGATACTGAGGATTTATACCTCGATGGTATCAAACGTGGGACGTTAACAAATCCTGAGTTTTACTCGGGTACAATAAAAGCTTTTAGTGCTCCTTCTATCGTGGAATCTGCTCTTGGAAACACTTCCATCGGTGGTGGTCTCTTTGCAGAGTCTTCTATCAGAAGTACCTTCTCTATGTGTTATCGATCTTTCGTCGGTAATGAGAGTAGTGCTTCTAGCGATTACAGGATTCACTTCCTTTACAACTTGTCAGTCAAGAAACCAACCATTGTCAATGAAACACGGGATGACGGAGGAGACTTGGATGCTTTGACGTATGAAGTTTCTTCAACTCCTGATTTAACAATCGCGAATCAGCCACCGTCGTACCATTTGTATGTTGACACGCGGGCTATTGCTTCACCAGCGAAGTTGTTTGCTTTAGAGAACTTCCTTTACGGCACTGTCTCTATTGCACCTTCCATGCCAACCGCTCTTCAACTCAAGACTATGATGTCGTAATGACTATCTCGATTAAAAGTTCTGGCGACTTCAAGAATACTGAAAAGTTTCTTGGAGCAATGAAGGATCAAACCATGTACAAAGTACTTGAGCCTTATGCTAGATCTGGTGTAGATGCTCTTTCTGCAGCAACCCCAACAGAAACTGGAAAAACTGCTGCCTCTTGGGGATACGAAATCACCATTGAGCAGGGACATTGTCGAATTGACTGGACGAATGATAACATAAACGATAGTGTTAACATTGCGGTCATTCTTCAGTATGGGCATGGAACTAGAAATGGTGGATATGTTGAAGGACGAGATTATATAAACCCTGTAATGGCATCAGTATTCAGTCAATTAGCAGATGAAATGTGGTCTGCCGTTCAAAAAGCATAATTTTGAATTTTGTCAAAATGAAAGTCGTGAGGAGGCTTCGAATTGCCAAGCGTCGATAAACGTGTAGTCCAAATGGACTTTCAGAATGCACAATTTCAAAAGGGTGTTAGTGAGACCCTTGGTTCATTAAAATCTTTAACCGAAGAGATTAATAATACTACAGGTGCTAAACTTGATGGTCTCGCTAGCAGTGTCGATAATGTCGGTAGTAAGTTCTCTGGACTCAATGTCATTGCTGGAACAGCCCTCGCCAAGCTAACTAGTGAAGCAATGGATGCTGGTCTTAACATAGCCAAAAGTCTTTGGGACCCTATTGTTGAAGGTGGTAAAAAGAGAGCCCTAAATATCGAGCAGGCCAAGTTCCAGTTTAAAGCACTTGGCATGGACGTTGATGCGACAATGAAATCCGCTAGTAATGCCGTTAGTGGAACTGCATATTCTCTAGACGAGGCTGCTAAAATGGCTTCCATCTTTGGAACTTCTGGTGTTAGTGCCGGAGGTGAGATGGAAGAAGCACTCAAGGCCGTCGCTGGTACTGCTGCAATGTCTGGTGCACAGTTCATGGAGGTTGGTGATATCTTTGCTGACGTTTATGGCAAGGGAAAGGCACAGGCAGAAGACTTCAATCGACTAGCAGCTCGCGGTGTCGGTGGTAAAGATGTTGTTGCAAAATTCCTTGGTATTACTCAAGAAGAAGTTGGAGAACTAGCAGCAAAAGGCCAGATTAGTGCAAAACAGTTCTCTGATGCTTTCTCTCAAGCATTTGGCGCCAGTGCTCAGAAGGCTAATGAGACCTACACTGGTTCTCTATCTAACATGCGCGCTGCTCTCGCTCGAGTTGGTGAGCTCTTCTACACAAAGAAGTTTGCTGCTCAGATTCCCGTCAACAATCAGCTAGCTGCAACCATTGGTGCAATTAAGAATGCTCTGGTCCCTGTGTCTGAGTTGTATGGGCGCTTTGTAGGATACAAGGCCGATTCGATGGTTGCCGGTCTCAAGGTTGTTGAGAACGTTGTTAATGCTCTTCGAGATCCTTTCCATGACATTATTACGTCTCTTAGTAACGTTGATAAGGCTGTTAAAGCAGTCCTTGCACCCATTAAAGATGCAATTGTGGATACATTCTTTGGTGGAGACATGGACTTTAAGAATAGTCCAATAATAAAAGGCATACATGCTTTTACGGGTCTTCTTGTTAAACTTTCAGAGAAACTAATAATCTCTGGTGAAACACAGGAGAAGGTTGGGAAGATTACAAAAGGTATCCTTGCTCCGTTCAAGGCTTTTGGCACGGTTGTTAGTGACATCGCAAAGGTTATAGGCGGTGGTTTTGTTACTGGCTTCAAAATGATAAGTCAAATGTTCACGGCCGCAGCCAAGGGCATCGAACCGTTGAAGAAGAACCTTGAGCCTGTAAGAGAAAATCTCTCTAAGCTTGGTGACACCCTTAGTAAATCAATTGCTCCTGTTAAAGAATTCTTCCAAAACCTATCCTTTGATATTTCTGGACCTTTGGCTAATGTTGTTGAATTTAAGGATGCGATCGTAGACTTCTTTAAAAGTCTTGGTGAAGGTAGTGACGAAAAGTTTGCTAACATGCTCATCAAGATTACAGAAGGCGTAAACGATCTTGCTTCCGCACCAATAGCTAAGATTACGGAGTGGATCAACAACCTCATAAACTCCATAAACGAATGGGCAAATACTGATCTTGCTAGCTGGATTAAGGATGTTAGAACAAACCTTGACCAGATGTCAGATTCTTTTAATGATTGGGCTGGAGATAAACAGGATCAACTCTTTAAGGGCGCTTCCGATTCCGCCAAGGAACTCGATAAAGGTCTTGATTCGGTTGGTAAAGGCCTAAGCAAGATGGGCGGTAAAGCCAAGTCTGCGGGTAAGAGTCTTAAAGATGGTCTTGCTGATGGTGCTTCTTTCGTCACTAGTGGCGAAGGCTTCGATAAGTTCAAGGGAATTCTTCAATCACTTTGGGATAAAGTAAAAGAAGTCACTTCTGGAATTGCTGATGGTTTTGGAAAAGCAAAAGATGCGATAGCTGATTTCACAAAGAATGTCGATTGGGAAAAGGTACTTGCTAACTTTAATGCCACCGCGATGGTTCTTGGAATCGCCCAAATAGTTAAAGCAATTAAAGGTGGCGGTGAAAAACTAGGTGGATTCAAGAAATTAGTCCAAGATACCGTTGAAAAATTCAATGATACTCTTGGTAGTTTGGGTGATGCTCTTAAGAAATTTGGAGAAGATACTCCTGCAACAAAGATCCTCAAAATAGCAATTGGAATTGCGTTGCTTGCTGGCGCTGTATGGTTGCTTGCTCAGCTTGACACTAAGAAGATGCTTATTTCTCTTGGTGCAATTGCTGGTGTGGTTGTTATCTTTGCTGGTGCAATGTTCTTAATGGGCAAAGCTCTCGGAAAGACCGATCCCAAACAACTTAATTCTATGGCTTCGTCTATGGTATTTATGGCCGTTGCAATTGCTATTATGGCGTTTGCTGTTAAAAAACTTGGGGACCTGGATCTTCCAACTTTAGCTAAGGGCCTTATAGGTGTGGCCGTCTCTCTTGGAATTATGCTTGGAGCAATTTATCTTCTTAGTAAACCACAGATGACTGCATCCATGATGAAGGCTTCCGTGGGCGTTGGGATGATGTCAGTTGCTCTGTTGGTTCTTTCATTAGCAGTTAAGGCTTTCGGGTCCATGAGTTGGACTTCTCTCGCTAAGGGATTAACCGGTGTCGCGGTTTCTCTTGGGATTATGCTTGGAGTAATTTATCTTCTTAGTAAACCAAAGATGACTGCATCCATGATTAAAACCGCAGTTGGAATTGGTGCTATGGCCGTTGCTTTGTTACTCATGGCCGGAGTAATCATTTTAATGTCAAAGATCCCTTGGGACACATTTGTCGATGGTCTTGCTAAATTTGGTTTAATGCTTTTGGTTATGTTGGTTGCTATTCTTGCTTTGGCTGAAATTGGACCAGCTATTATGGCAGCAGCAGTAGCAATGGCTATTATGGTTGTTGCTATTGGAGCCATGGCTCTTGTTATATTTGCCCTGTCTCAAATTCCATGGGAAACATTCCTTCAAGGATTTGTCTTCTTTGTTTTGATTCTGGGAACAATGACAATGGCCTTACTGCAATTGGCTGAAATTGGACCAGCTATTATGGCAGCAGCATTTGCATTAATTCTTATGGCAGTTGCTATCGGAATGATGGTTGCAGCTGTTTATATTCTTGGGTCCATGGATTTCAATACATTGATCCAAGGAGTACTGACCGTTGGTATTCTCTTGGCTGGTTTAGTTATCGCAGCAAACGAGATGGTTACAGCCATCCCTGGAGCTGCTGCGATGATTGTTATGGCCCTAGCAATTGGTATTCTTGCAGGTGTTATGTGGCTTCTGTCAGGTTTGTCATGGGGAGATATTCTTAAAGGACTCGTCGGAATTGCCGGAGCATTGGCTATTCTAATCATTGCAGGAATATTTGCTGAGGCCGCCGCCGTTGGAATTGGTGTTATTGTTTTGGCAGTAGTGGCTTTGTCTTTTGCAGCCCTTATTGCTGCTTTTGCAGTTGTTGTGTTTGCATTTGGTATTTTCCTTCTAGGACCTGCTGCTGCATCTGCTGCTGGTGGATTGACTCTATTAGCAAACGCCGCAAAAGATTCCGCAGGGGCCATTCTACCTCTTGTCGGGTTGGGTGTTGGTCTTCTATTGTTTGGTGTTGGAGCACTTGTTGCTGGTGTTGGAGCACTTCTTTTGGGCGTGGGTCTTATAGCGATGGGTGTGGGTCTTGCCCTGATCATCGCCATGGGTCCTGCCGGTTCTCTAGCTTTGAAGGATTTTGTTAAATCCTTTAGTGTTGGAGATGTCGCAAAAACCGCTGCACTAGGAGCAGCTTTAATTCCTCTTGGCGCTGGTCTACTTGCTGTTGGTATTGGAGCGTTGATGACTGGTGTTGGCATGATGATGGTTTCTGCTGGAATGGCTTTGTTTAGTAAAGCTGTTGACAAACTAAAGACATCAATCAAGAATCTTACCCCCGAAGTTGAGAAGATGGGTAATACAACCCAAGATCTTATTCTCTTTGGAGGCGGGATGAAACAACTGGGCGAAATTGTTGGTACAACAGCCACCCAGATGTCAAAACTTGGTTCGTCGACAAAGGGTTTTCAGACATCAGTAATGCTTACTACTGCCGCAGTGAAGATATTTACTCAGTCTGTTGGTTCTATGCCTTTTGTGGTACTTTTAGCTGCAACTGGAGTTACCGCTGCTTTCAAAACCATGTCTTCTGGCGTAAAATCTGGTATGGCATTGATGGTGTCAGTGTTCAAGGTTCAATCAACAATATTTATGGTACAAATTAAACAAATGGCATCTCAGACAGGGATTAACATGCGTCAGGTTGGACGAGCAATAGGAGCTGCTGCTCCGTTTGCGGTTATCCAAGCGATGTTATTTACTCGACTACTTGGTTCTGCGCTGAAGAACGGCCTTAAGTCTAGTACTTCTGGTGCGGTCCAAACTGCCAGGTCTATTGGCTATAATATTGCTGCTGGTCTTGCTGGCGGTATTTCTAGCGGTCGATCTATGGTTATTTCTGCTGCAATTACAATTGCTTCTTCCGCCCTACGCGCGGCAAAGGCTGCTTTGGGCATTGCTTCTCCTTCGAAGGAATTTGCTGCTCTTGGTATGTTTGTGGCAATGGGTCTTGCACATGGTATTTCTGACAACAGCTCTCGTGCAGAAGAAGCAAGTGCCAACATGGGTAATGACGTCTTGGACGAATTCGCTCGAATGGTTGAAGATATTGCTGCTTCGATGGACGATGTTGTTGATTTTGAGCCGACAATCAGTCCGGTTCTTGATCTCAGTGATGTCGAATCTAATGCATCTAAGCTTGGTAACATGCTTTCTGCGGCTACAGTTCCGATAGATGTAAGTCTTAATAAGGCTAATGCTGCTTCTAGCGGATATGAAAACAATAGAGATTTCGAAGATGGATATTCTGGGCAGACAGTTAATAACTTCGATTACACCCAGAACAACTACTCTCCAAAGTCTCTATCCGAGACGGAAGTATACCGTCAAACTAAGAACCAACTATCCTCGGTAAAGAAGGGCTTGAAAACGAATGCTTAAAACCGTAACAGTGACTTCGAAGCGTACGTCAACGCCTCTAGTGTTGGACCTTTGGAGTCCTGCTAACGGGTACTTCGTCAAGGATATTGATGGTCTTGGACCAGTAGACTCCCCCATTACAGTGCTAAACAGTGCTATTAGTGATGGGGGAGTCTACCAAACTTCCCGGCGTGGTACTCGAAACATTGTCATCACGCTTGGACTTGTTCCTTCATGGACGACGAGTATAGAGACTCTAAGGAGGGCTTTATATACTTGGTTTGCTCAGAAGTCTATTGTAAATTTATCTTTCATCGATAGTATATATTCTTATCCGCTTTTGATTAATGGTTATGTTGAAAAACTGACCCCTTCGATGTTCGACTCTAAAGCAACTTTTGAGATTTCAATAATCTGTCCCGATCCGATTTTTACAGGAAACACGACAGTAAACCTTACTCCAACACATGCTCAAATGCTATCTGGTTATACGATTAATAATGCTGGAACAGACCTTAGTGGTTTTATCCTTACAATGGATACAAAATCTTATATGACTACAGTTTCTTGGAGCTCGTCATCAACTGTAAATCCGGACGGTACAACAACTTTTTCATTCAAAAACTCAACAGACATTGATGATGTTAATGAACTTCAGGCTAATATGAAATATAGACTTTCTACTGGGTTTTGCGAAAGATCATTTAAACGTGTTGTTGCTGGTGGAGATATTTCCCTTCTCTCTTGGGTTACCGCTGCTACTAGATGGCCCATGTTGTATCCAGGGGCCAATATTTTGAAAACTGCTGCGTATGTACAGAGTACGGTTCCAACGTATACCATAACATATTCCCCTCGATTTGGAGAACTATAATGTTTGATGTTTATATTCTAGATGAGAAGTTTAGAAATAAGACTCTAGTCGAAGGATATTCAAGTTTTATTTGGACAGATCGAGCTAGAGAAGAGGGAGAATTTACCGCAGTTTTTCCAGCAAATGCGCCTATCTTATCTTCTCTTGAAAAAAGACAATTTCTTGGTCAAAACATGTCGCATAAGATCATGCAAATATTAACCAAGAAGTTTTCAAACAAAGACGGCTCTAGAATTTGTACAATCAGCGGACTTTCATACGAACATGTATTTAAGACTCGAACTTTAATTGGAACAAATCCTAATACATATTCGTGGAGCGGAGCTCACAATAGGGCAATGTCATATGAATACGATTCGAATAATGTACTTCTTCGCACTAACGTGTATGGAAATCCTAGGTTTATTTCTAAGGGTGTTCCAAAAACAGGTGGATACGAGCCATTATGTACAACCACTCAGACAGCAAATTGCAATATCTTAGTCGAAGACTCTGGTGGATGTCGAATGACCCCCGTTGCTACTGGTAATGGTGATGGTTATATTCAAATAGGTTCAACGACCTCGTTGGATGGTTCTGGTTATAGAATAAAGTTTGAAAAAAACAGTTATGTTGGAATTATGGCAGATATAAAACTTGCTCAAGAAATGGTTGCGACTCATTCTCGTGCAAGGAGTATTTATTCGTATTGTGCAGAGGGAAGTTCTATTACAGAGCTTGCTTCGACTCCTGCGGATAACACTGCTGA